CGTTGAGGCTGATCTTCCAGAAACGACGGACGGCAAGGATCTTGCCTACCTGATTCGTCGGGGAGACGTTGACTCGATGTCGTTTGGCTTCAGCGTTCCGAGCGGTGGCGATACGTGGTCGCCGGACGGTGCGACGCGCGAACTGCGCGAGGTGCGTCTGCATGAGGTGTCGATCGTGACGGCCTTCCCGGCCTACGGAGCGACGACCGCCGGCGTGCGTAGCCTCGACAACCTCGCCGCCGCTACTGGTGCTGATGCGGGTCTGCTAGACGCGGCGATCACGAAACTAGAGGCCGGCGAAACGCTTGACGAAGATGCTGCGATGCTGATCGAGTCCGTCGTGCAGAAGTTGCGCGCCGATACGACGATCGGTGACGAGGCGAAGGCTTCGCTGGACATGAAGCGCAAGCAGCTCGACCTTTTGTTCTCTCGCGTCTAACCGCCCCTGCGCCCTGTTACCATTTGGGTTGTCTGATCTGCGGAGCCGCGTCAGGCGCACCCGATGCGGAGCCGCGCGGGACATCCGTTAGACCACACTTTTGATTCTTGAAAGGATCACCCCTGATGTCCGAATACTTGAAGCGCCAGACAGAACTGCGCGCAACCGCATGGGAAGAGGCCAAGCACCTGCTCGACGCAGCTGCCGCCGAGTCCCGCGACCTGACCGCCGAAGAGAACGTTATCTACGACCGTATCTCTGAAGACATGGATAACCGCGCTCGCGTCATCGAGCAGATCACGAAGGACGAAGAGCGCGCACAGCGCCTCGACGTTGCTGCTGCCAGCGTCCGCACGGACGAGGTTGCACCTGCTGACGACGACGATGCCGAGGCTATCCGTAGCCTTGCTCGCGGCGAGATTCGTTCGCTTGAGTTTGAGAAGCGCGACGTTCTGAAGACGAATACTGGAGCGCCAGTAGCAACTTCGTTTTATGATCAGATCATTCTCAAGGCTCGTCTGGTCGGTCCGATGCTCACGACCTCGACAGTCATCACGACTGCCGGTGGCGAGAACCTCCAGATCCCTCGCGTCAACACCTACTCGGCTGCGACCATCGCTGCTGAAGCCGGTGCTATTGGCGAGAGCGATCCGGCTTTCTCGGCATTCATCACGATGAGCGCGTTCAAGTTTTCGTATCTCGTGCAGGTTTCGCGTGAGATGATCGAAGACTCCGGCGTCGACATCCTCGGCTTCCTTGCCGACCAGGTTGGGCAGGGCATTGGCTTCAACGTCAACAACGCTTTGACCGTTGGCACAGGCACCACGCAGCCCCTGGGCCTCGTTGCCGCTTCGACGCTTGGCGTTACTGGTGGCACGGGTACTTCTGGTGCCTTCACCGCTGACAATCTCATCGACTTGGCTTACAGCGTAGATGGGGCAGCTCGCATGCTCCCGGGCGCTGGCTACATGATGAACGGCAAGTCGATCGGTGCTGTTCGCAAGTTGAAGGATACGGCCGGCAATTACGTCTTCGCGCCGCGCCTCAACGAGAACACTCCCGACACCCTGCTCGGCTTCCCGCTCTACGAGAACCCGGCAATGGCAGACGCGGCCACATCGGCCAAGTCTGTCATCTTCGGCCACCTCCCGAGCTACTACGTCCGTCAGGTCGGCGGCATCCGTGTCGATTCTTCGAGCGACTTCGCGTTCTCGACGGATCTCGTCACGCTCCGCACGATCCTCCGCGTCGACGGCAACCTGCCGCAGGCGACTCACGTCAACCACTTCATCGGTGGCGCATCCTAACCGATAGGTAGAATGGTGGCTACCCGGCGATTCGTGCCGGGTAGCCACTATTTTTTTTGGACGGGGGAGCATGTCGAATCGCGCGATGCGACGCCAACAGGCGAAGCACACTAAGCCACCAGCACCACCACAAGCCGAGGGCGTGACGCGGCAGCGAATCCTCTGGGCCTCGAACGCTCCCTTCAGCGCGACGGGCTATGGCGTCCAGACCGCGCAGGTCGTCGAGCGCCTTACCCGCGACCAGCACGAAGTCGCGATCGCCTGTAACTACGGGCTGCAGGGCGCCGAGACTGTGTGGAATGGTGGAGTAAAGATGTACCCGTGCGGCGTGGCGGGTTACAGCGACGACATCATGAACGCGCACGCGCAGCATTGGGCGCACGGCAGCGAACTGCCTAGCCTGGTCGTGATCTTGTTTGATGTTTGGGCGCTGGAGAATCCCGGCATAAAGCAGATTCCGAAGATTGCAGCGTGGGCGCCCGTCGATCACCAGCCAGCACCGCCGAAGGTGATCGCGTGGCTGAAGCGCGACAACGTGATGCCGATCGCGATGAGCCGGTTCGCCGAACGGATGATGGCGGATGATGGTCTAGATTCGATCTACGTGCCGCACGCGGTCGAGGGGATCTTCAAGCCAACGCCATCGTTTGCCGATGCGGACGGCAAGCTCGTCACGGGTCGTGATCTGATGGGCGTCGATCCTGAGCGCTTCGTGGTGATGATGAACTCTGCGAACAAGGGCAGGACGCCGGTCCGCAAGTGCTTCGGCGAGAACCTGCTGGCGTTTTCGATCTTTGCGAAGAATCATCCCGACGCGATGCTGTATCTCCACACCGAGGCGTCTGCGATCGCGACGGGCGTAGACTTGCGAGCGCTGATCCGCGGCTGCGGCATCCCTGAGGATCAGGTCTGTTTCGTGGATCAGTACCTTTACCGGATGAACCTGCCGCAGCAGGCGCTAGCGGCGCTCTACAGCGCAGCGGACGTGCTGCTGGCGACCTCGGCTGGTGAGGGATTCGGCGTGCCTGTCGTCGAGGCGCAGGCGTGCGGAACGCGCGTCATCGTCAGCGACTGGACAGCACAGACCGAGCTCGTCGGCGACGGCTGGGCAGTCGAAGTGCAGCCACTCTGGGACCCGTACCAAGATGCTTGGTTTGCAACGCCGATGATCCCGCGCATCGTGGACGCGCTAGAGGAAGCGTACGCTGCCGAGCGCGGACCAAGCCAGCAGGCGGTCGACTTTGCTGCTGACTACGACGCCGATGTTGTCTACGCGAAGTATTGGCGCCCCGCGTTGGAGCAGCTGGCCACCTGGACGCCGACCGTTACCGAGGTGACAACGTGATCCCGGTGATGATCGTGCCGGTACTCGGCAGATACGACCTGCTCCACCGGCTGCTCGGCACGATCGACGAAGAGGTAGGCGAGATCCTAATCATCGACAACGGTGACGAGCTCCGCCCTGCCGACCTCGCGACCTACCCGAACGTCAGGCTAGTGTCATCCCCGTCGAACCTCGGCATCGCGACTTCGTGGAATCTGGGTATAAAGATGTACCCACGCGCGTCGGGCTGGGTCATCCTCGGGGCTGACGTCTGGTTCAAGCCTGGACGACTCGGCTTGTGGTTCAGCCGCACCGCTGCCGATCAGATCACGACGGGCGCGAATCCACCCTGGGCGTGCTTTCACCTCGGTCGCGAAGTCGTCGAGCGCGTCGGCTTGTTTTGTGAGCGATTCCACCCCGCGTACTTCGAAGACAACGACTATGAGCAGCGGGCCGTTGCCGCCGGCGTCAAGATGTTCCACCCGGCAGTCGACATCGGCCACGACAATAGCGCTGTGCTGATGTCGTCGCCCGAGTTGCAGGAGCGCAATAGGCGCACGTTTGCCCGTAACCACGAGACCTACATGCGGCGTTGGGATGGACTAGCCGACGGCGAAGTGCCATCTCATGAGGATTGGGATCTTGCTGAACGATGCTCCATTTCGTGGGACGACAGCGGTGACACCGGCTAGTAGAATGTAGGGATGGGGACAGCCGATGCAGCCGAGGTGATCCCCTCCGGGGTCTACCGGATTGATCTAGGCGGGGGCTGGTTTTATATTGGGTCCTCTAAAGATTTGACCAAGCGCGATGGTAGTCACCGTCGCGCTCTCCGCTCTGGGTCGCATAGCAATAAAATTGTGCAACGTGTTTTTGACAAGTACGGTGTCTTCAACTTTACGATTCTTGGTCATTATCCATTAGATGAGATTATTGAGCGCGAGCAAGAGTTGCTTGATAAACATTGTCAGGATCAAAAATGCGCGAATATTGCGATAGTTGCGGGAAGCCCAATGTCTGGACTAAAACATTCAGAGCAGACGCGCAAGAACATGAGCTCTTCGCGTATGGGGACAGAGTTCTCCGCCGAACATCGTGCCGCATTGAGTGCCGCGCTGAAGGGTCGGATTTTTAGTAGTGAGCATATTTCGGCTATGAGTGCCGCAGCGGTTACAAGAAAGAGGGTGATTTTTACACCTGAACATTGTGCAAAAATTAGTGCTGCAAAAACTGGTCGCAAACTATCGACCAAACATCGTGCCGCTATTAGTGCTGGTGGCAAGGCATATCAGGCTCGACTAAGGGAAGCCGCCGCTGCGGCGCTGTAGAATACAACCATGGCCATCGTTTCTGGATATTGCACGCTCGCGCAAGTAAAGGCCGCTCTCCGCATCACGGACTCAACTGATGATGTTTTGATCGAGGGCAGCGTTGAGGCCGCCAGTCGCCTAATCGATGGATATTGCATGCGGAACTTCTATTCGGTCGGCACGGCGACGCGCCTATTCACCGCGCCAGATCCGCTCTACTGCCCGATCGATGACATCGCGGGAACCGCGATCACGATCCAGACATCGACGCAAGCGGACGGCACGTTTGACGTGACGTTTGCAACCACCGACTATCAACTTGAACCGCTGAACGCTAATCTGGACGGCATCCCGTGGGCATTCGACCGCATCCGCGCTGTCGGTGACTACGCATTTCCAATGGTCAGCGCCAACTTTGGCGAGCAAGCGCTCGTCAAAGTAACGGCGGTCTTCGGCTGGCCGGCGATCCCGGTCGCAATTGTCCAGGCGACGATCCTCCAGGCGGCGCGTCATTTCAAGCGATACGACTCCCCGCTCGGTGTTGCCGGCTTCGGAGACTTCGGCGTGGTCCGCGTGAGCCGATTCCTAGATCCCGATGTGCAGATGCTCGTCGAGCCGTACCGGCGAATGAGGTTGTTCCGTTGACCGCGACGGTGGGGCAGGTCAAGACGGCGCTGGCTACAGCTGCCGCGACGATTACGGGTTTGCGGACTTACGACCGGCAGCCGGATAATCTGAACGCGCCTTTCGCTTTCCCTTCGCTCCAGTCGATCGACTACCACGGAGCGATGGGGGCGGGGTCGATCCTTCAGACGTACACGCTGACGGTTGTCGTCGGGCGCGCGTCCGAACGCGCTGCCGAGGATCTGCTGGACACGTATCTCGGCTACGGCTCGGGTGGCATTCGTTTCGCGATCGAGGCGGACACCACGCTCGGTGGTGTCGTCCAGACTTGCATCGTCGAGTCGGCTGGCACCATTGGCACGATCGACGGGAATGACACGCTGTATCTGATGGTCGAGTTTCGCGTACTGGTTTACACCTAAGGAGTTTGATAATGGCTAAATACATCGTGGCACCCGGCTTCATCG